TGTGTAGCTATACCTTTGAGTACACCCAAGTTACCCTTGCTTGTTGAGAAACCATTGGCACTGGCCCACTTTGAGTTGGGTGCAGTAAACTTTAGACCGGCCACTTGCTTTGTTCGCTGATACAAAAAGCCTGATGACGCACAGTCTACACATTTATTTGGTTTGTTATATGGGTCACCATTCTTTTTTGTTTTACGAATGTAGCCTGTGCCATTGCATGGCTTGCACTTGACAGCGTGTGTCTTGTAGACAACCTCTGTCTCACTCCTTACGATATCCTTAAAGTCCTTGTCCTTCATGTAAGGATAAACGGCATTGGCCCACACAGTTTTATTCTTTGGCTTGCGACTATATACAACCCACGACAGTTGCTCTGGGCTATTTAGATTAACTGGTGTATCCCCCATTAACTCACGTACCTGTCCTGTAAGGTTGTGTGTCAGGATATCCTTTTCTTGTTGGAACTCAGCCCTAACATCCTCAAGCGCATCCATGTCCACAGTCAGACCACGCTGATAAATACGCGCCAGACAAACAGCTACCTGATTTGTCAAGTCAACTGTACCCATCAGCCCACTATCTTTCGGTGTGTTCAGACGATACATCAGCTTGTCAGCAAGTTGCTGCGTAGCCTCAAGGTCAGCCACAAGATAATCAGTCAGTTCATTATATGGTATGTCACGAGTGCTGAAGCCTTGCTTGAAATATTCTTTAAGCGTATCCTGCTTCTTGGTGTCCAACTCGTAACGCTCTGCACATGCCTCAAGCGACAGTGGTTCTTTCTGCCCACGTTGCATGACGTACTCTGCCAGCATCGTGTCAAACACAGGGCCATCATACTTGAATCCAGACTCCCACAACCATAGCAAATCGTGCGCTGCATTGTGACAGATAAGCACAGTGGCCTCATCAAGAAGCATCTGCACACGCTCGTAATAATCTTCTTGGTCGGGTTGTTCAGAGTGGTCAAATGGAAACGTCAAGCATTGCCCTTGGTCAGTAAGCATCCCAACCATGACCAGTGTATTCTCTGGCTCAAATGGGTCAAGGTGCATCTTTCCATCACGCTTTGTTACGGTGTTTTCTACATCAAGTGTTATCTTCATTATTGTCTCCTTTGATGTACGTTTCTACAAAGTGGTTTAAGTCATCCTTGTGTCTGTACCACACATTTTTATTTATAACTCTCCAGTTGTTGTCTAGTAAACAGACTACAAACTTTCTGTTGACTAGTACCATGCCAAAGTTTGGTTGTCCAAATGTTTCAACTTCAAGGTCAAGTTCTAATAGTTTTCTTAGCTTCTTGAGCCGTAGAACATTTCTGTCTGCATAATTACTATACACATCCTTATGCCAACAAGAACTCTGTAACTCTACAGATTTTTCTTTGTAGTATTCAATGTCTTCATCTAAATCGTCTAGCGTTTCTTTTGTGTACATCCTTGTCATACTTCATATCTCCCATAAACATTATCCAAATTACAATGTAGTCTCCCATGCCATCCTGTCAACTTGTTCTTCACAATATTTAGGTGACGCTGTGGGTCTTGCTTGTTCTGCCCTTCGATGAGTGGGTTGGCTGCAATCAGTATCATCAGGTCTGCTTCTGCTGCCTTGCCTGTCTTTGACCCTTCCATCATGCTCTGGTTCAGAACTGTCTTACCCTCTGCTTCAGCCGACAACTGTGACATGTAGAATACAGCACAACCATACTGCTTGCCTATCTCTCTAGCATAAATTACATTTGCTTTCAATGCCTCATCTTGTCTGTTGTACCCATGCATCGTAGCAAATTTGTCACCCATGTCCAGAACAAGTATATCTGGCTGATAGCTTTTGACTACGCTCTCTACCCATGCCATGTTCTTGCCCGTCGAATCCTTGACCTTGATGTTATCACGAACAGGGGCATACAAACTGTGCGCTTTCTCTTTGTCCCTAGCTATTTCTTCAATAGTCATGTGTGTTGCAGCAGTTAAATACCTGGCTGCTACACGCAGTGCCTTCTCTTCGTTACACAGGATAATACACTTTGCGCCTTGCCGTGCGAAGCCACGAGGGCCAGCAATCATACTTGCATGAAACGATGTCTTACCTGTGTTGGGTCTTGCCCCAATCTCAATAAGCTGACCAGAGTTTACGCCCCGAATCTCCTGTGCAAGAGTTGGCAGATTGAATGTCCAACGACTTTCCATAGAGTGACTATCCAGTATTGAATCAATGCTGATGTCTTCCCATTCAAGATTTAAGTCGGGCGTGAAGTCATCATTGTACTTGGCAAGCAACTCTCTCAGAGGCTCCATAGTGGCCTCATCACCATTTGAATAGTTTACCCCCATGTTGACGATTACCTTGCCTATGTGACGCTGAAACAGGCGAGAAACCACATCTGCTGCAACGTCATTACCCATAGCCCTCTCACTACCCAGCTTGTGGAACAACTCCTGATAAGAATGTTCCTGTGCTGTAGTTAATGCCGGAGTGTGTGCCAAGAAATACATTGACACTTCCTCTGGTGTCACAGACCTTTTGTATTGCTCCATCATCTTGTCGATGCAGCGTATAATCTTTACGCCCTCATCAGTGAACAACTCATCTGGACATTTGTTCACCCTATGTTCTTTGTAGAACTCCTCGTCCATCAAGGAGCGAATCATTGTCATTTCCATTGC